TTCCGACGGTACTAAAACTTCATGCAACATTGTATACCCTATTAAGGGTGTTGTATGGTTTCCACATCATGTGTTTTATTATGGTGGAAACATGAATGGCACGGCGGCCAAGTATGTGAAAGCAGTCGTGTATCGTGGGAAAGACAAGTCCACAAGTCGTTTCAGTTTTATTGCAGAATTGGGACATAATTGTGTAGTGGCACCAGGTTTAGATTTGGTTGCTACTTTCGTGGAACGTTGTCCTGATGTGCCAGAGAATTTGTTGAAGTTCTTACCAGAACAACCCATTGTTGGGAAGTCAATTTGCACTATGATGCGTCGTGACAGGAATGTCGATCTTGGATATGAAAGATTGACTGTGGAGCATAAGAAATGCGGTCACGCTTTCATGCGTGGCATGGAGGGTGGTACTTATCACACCGAAAATGCCAAAGTGGGCAATTGTATGTCGTTGTTTATCACCGAAGACAAGAATCCTGTTATTGCAGGGTTTCACATTGGTGGTGCAACTGAACATAAGTATGGGGTTTTGATGACAGTTACTCAAGAGCAGGCAAAAGAGTTGTTTGCACAGTTGTATGCCTTACCAGGAATTCGTGGGATGGCACAATCAACAAAAATTCCCGCCACTCAGTATGGTCGGAAGGTCATAGAGAGTACTGAAATTAGTCCCCATGCAAAGTTTATCCACAGTTTACCACCAGAAGCAGCTATTGACGTTTTAGGTGCGACACGGATGCCTCAAATGAAGAGCAAGGTAGTCCCTGCTGTTACGGAATTGTCAACTCGAAAGTTGTTCGATATAGACACAGTTTGGGGACCACCTAAGCTTAAACCAAATTGGAAAGCTTACAATGCAACATTAGAACACATCATCAATCCGTCTGATATGTTTATGCCATCTTTGTTACAACGGGCTAGGGATGATTGGTTGAAACCAATTTTACCCTTTGCCATGGATATCAATCGAAAACAAGATGTAAGACCTTTGACGGATAAGGAAGCAATAATGGGAGTGCCAGGTAAGCGTTTTTTGGACGCTTTGCCAATGAACACAAGCATGGGTTATCCTGTGTTTGGACCTAAAACAAAGCACTTTCAAGATGTGTGGGAAGGTGGTGTATTGGTTGATCGCATTCCAAGTTCCGATGTTCGGGCAGAAATTGAACGATGCTATGAATGTTGGAAACGTGGTGAACGCGCATATCCTGTGGTAATGGCCACATTGAAGGATGAACCTACGCCTATTGACAAGGGAAAAGTGAGAGTTTTTCAAGCTGTTCCTGTAGCTCTTAGTTTGGCAATCCGGAAGTATTTTTTGCCTATAGCTAGAGTCTTG